TTATCACCCCTACTTTAGGAACACCGGCGTCTGGAACATTAACAAACTGCACTGGATTGCCTGTCTCTACCGGTATTTCTGGTCTTGCTACAGGTATTGCAACATTTCTTGCAACGCCAACTAGCGCTAACTTAGCAGCCGCTGTAACCGATGAAACCGGTACCGGCTTGCTTGTTTTTAATAATTCACCTACATTTATCACCCCTGCTTTAGGAACACCGGCGTCTGGAACATTAACAAACTGCACTGGATTGCCTATCTCTACCGGCATTTCTGGCCTTGCTACAGGTATTGCAACATTTCTTGCAACGCCAACTAGCGCTAACTTAGCAGCCGCTGTAACCAATGAAACCGGTACTGGCTTGCTTGTTTTTGCAACGTCACCATCACTTACGACTCCATCTTTGGGTGTTGCTAGCGCGACATCAATTAATAAAGTTGCAATTACAGCACCAGCTACTAGTGCCACTTTAACCATTGCAGATGGTAAAACTCTTACTGTATCTAATACTTTAACTTTTTCAGGTACGGATGCATCGTCGGTTGCATTCGGAGCTGGTGGCACTGTTGCTTATTTAGGTGCTAACAATGCCTTTACCGGGGCAAATACATTTACAAATGCAACGGGACAAGTTTTTCGCCGGGCCGCAACACAGGATGGAATTGTTATCACTGGACGAGCGGGGGGTTCAGGTTCATTTTCCGCTTCAATTACCCCTGCAACACTAACCGCTAATCAAACCGTGACATTGCCGGATGAAACTGGCACTGTTGCTACACAAGATTTTGCCACTGCAATTGCAATTGCATTAGGATAAGATTATGGCAACTCAAGTACAATTCCGTCGTGGTACATCTGCTGAAACCGCAACTTTTACGGGTGCTGTAGGTGAAGTTACCGTTGATACTGTTAAGCAAACTTGTGTTGTCCACAACGGTAGCCAAGCAGGTGGTTATCCTCTCCTCCGGGAAGATGGCACTAACTCTGCTCTGTCTTTGGGTTCTCTCAGTAGCTGTGCTTTAAAATTTGCCAATGATTCCAATACAGGGCTTATTAGTCCTGGTGCTGATCAAATTGCCTTGGTGACAGGTGGTGTTGTTAGACTTACAATAGATTCATCTGGTGCAGTCACCATTCCTGGCAACGTCGCTATTACTGGTAGTTTGACGCTGACAGGGAACTTTAATTCAACTGAAAACCTCGCACTTATTGTTGCTTTGAGCTGATATGGCCAATACCTTTAAGATTGACACCAAATCTAGCTTGGTTACAGACGCGGTCAGTCTTTCGACGACCAACGTATTAAGTGCAGGTGCATCTGCGACCCTCATTCTGCTGAGTGCCATGGTTTCAAACAAAACCGGAAGCAGTGCCAACGTTGATGTTTATTTAGTAACTAATACTGGTGATGATGTTTATTTGATCCGTAATGCTCCAGTTCCTGCCGGCTCTTCCCTTGAGATCATCAGCGGCAACAAGATCATCATGGAGTCCAGCGATGTGCTGAGGGCTCGCGCCGATACAGCCACTGCTTTGGACATTGCCGTCAGCTACCTTGAGCAAACCTGATAGGAGGTCAAGATAATGCCATTAACACAGGTTGAAACAAGTGGCCTCAGTGGATCTGGTGCATCCAGTAACTCCACAACTGGTAACGTTTTTTCTCAGACAGGTCCGTTTAAAAATAAAATCATTAACGGCGCAATGGCGGTGGACCAGCGGAATGCTGGAGCCTCTCAAACCTTTACAGCAGGTGCTGCACTTGCTTATGCTGTAGATCGTTGGTACGGTTACTGCACTGGTGCCAATGTTACAGGACAAAGAGTAGCAGGGACCGGAGCAGATCAATATCGTTATCGATTTACTGGCGCCTCTAGCGTAACGGCAATTGGTTTTGCGCAACGAATTGAACAGTTAAACAGCTACGACCTTAATACAACCACAGCAACACTGAGCGTTGACCTCGCCAACTCTCTTCTTACGTCTGTCACTTGGACGGCTTTTTATGCCAACACCGCAGATACGTTTGGAACATTAGCCAGTCCTACGCGAACGCAGATTGCTACTGGAACGTTTACTGTTAATAGTACGGTTACCCGTTACAGTGCCAGCATCAGTATACCTGCTGCAGCCACCACTGGAATTGAAATTGTATTTACAGTAGGGGCGCAAACTTCTGGCACATGGACAATTGGTGACGTTCAATTAGAGGCTGGCTCGTCAGCAACCGCCTTTGAGCGCAGGAGCTACGGGCAGGAGCTGGCGTTGTGTCAGAGGTATTATCGCAGATACAACAACAGCGGCGCTTTATACACTAGTATTGGAAGCGGCGCCAGCAATGGTGCCTCTACAATAGCTCGATGGGGTTTTACATTGGAGCCCCCAATGAGGGCCGCCCCGACAATATCGTTCACTAATTGTCTAGGCTGGAACGCGGCAATAGGCGGCGCGGTCTCAGTTTCAGGTAGTTTCACTACTGTTAACAATGTTGATGCCGATTTAAACACAAGCGGCCTAAACACAACAGTAGGTTTAGCCGCAAAAGTCCTAATGCAGTCAACCGGCTTTGTCGAACTTACCGGAGCAGAACTATGAAAATCAGTACAGCAAGGCTCTGCAGTGATCCTCTTAGTGGAAATACCACTTCCATTGTGATTACTGATGAAGGCGGCAAAACATACGGCGTACCTGCCGACCCTGCCAACACCGACTACCAGGCCTACCTCGCCTGGCTAGAAGCGGGCAACACCCCCGAGCCTGCACCCGTAGCCCCCGTCACCTGGGATTCAATCCGCGAAAAACGTGATCAAATCATCCGTGACACAGACTGGACCATGACTCCGGATGCTTCAGTCGATCAAGCACAGTGGGCTGCGTACCGTCAGATTCTGCGTGATCTTCCTCAAACCTTTGCTAAAGCTGGTCCAGAATCTGTGGTCTGGCCAAAACAACCATCTACTGACGGTCCAAACAGCACTCCAGTAGAATAAACATAATTGAGTTAATAAAGAGACGCTGTGGCCTATCTTGGTAATGACCTAAAGGTTGCCTATCCCACTTATGTCAACATTGACGACATCAGTGGGTCCTTCAATGGTTCTACCACATCCTTCGCTCTCCTTGTTCGTGGTGCAGCTCCTGTACCGCTGCCGTTAAACTCGCAACAGTGTCTTATTTCCGTTGCAGGTGTTCTTCAACGACCTGACGATACCGGTGCTGAAGGTTTTCGTCTTAGTGGCGGCAATATTGTTTTTAGTTCGGCTCCAGCAACTGGTGCTGATTTTTTTGGTGTAATTCTTGCTGGCGCTGATTACGTCAATGCAGGTGCTACATATCCAGATGGTAGTGCTGCAGTTCCCAGCATTACTTTTGACCAGGATACGGACACTGGATTCTATCGCAGCGGATCTGGTGTTGTTTCGTTCTCAAGTAATTCGGTTCAGGCTGCAATATTAGCAACTACTTCTTTAACGGCGCCGAGTTTTATTCCCACCAGCAGTACTGTCCCCACTAACGGGGTTTATCTTCCTTCGGCAAATAATGTAGCTATCTCAACTAATAGCCAGGGGCGGTTGTTTGTTAATAGTTCAGGCAACGTAGGGATTGGCACTACTTCGCCTGGTGGCAAGCTAGCTGTATCGGATGGAACCGCCTATTTCCAATTTGACCCGGTAGGTGGCACTGCAAACATTCTTCGATCTTTAACGGGTGCAGGTTCCCGAGAGGCACTTCAACTAGATGCAACTCAGCTCGTCTTTGCTAACAGTGGTAGCGAAAGATTCAGGTGTGATTCAAGTGGTCGTTTTTTAGTTGGCACGTCTTCTGCGCGTAGCGATTTTTTTAATGCCACAACATTTGCGCCACGCTTTCAAGTCGAAGGTACAGATTTTTCAACATCAATGCTTTCGGTCACTTGTAATGCAACTGGAGCAAATACAAATTTAGTTTTAGCGCGCTCTCGTGGCACAACTAACGGAGCTGTTACTGTTGTTGCAGATGGAGATACGATCGGAAGCATTCACTTCCAGGGTGCGGATGGTACTGATCTTGTTTCTGCAGCAAATATTGTAGCGGTAGTAGACGGCACACCCGGTGCTAACGACATGCCGGGCAGGTTAGTGTTCTCCACTACCGCCGATGGTGCAAGCAGCCCAACAGAGCGTCTACGCATTGCGAGCAATGGTCAACTGTCTGCCGTTGTTCCTGGTAACGCCACTTTATACCCTGCTTTCTTTGCAAGAGCTTGGGTTAATTTTAACGGAACAGGAACACCTGCTGTACGGGCTAGTGGCAATGTAAGTAGCATTACGGATGCTGCCGTTGGAGCATACGGAGTTAATCTTTCAAATGCTATGCCGGATACTAATTATTCAGTCGCTGCCACGGGAATCAATACCGGTGTTGCATTTGCTCTTGTATCTTGTCAGCCGAGTACCACCACGCAAGTAGAAGTTGGCACGTTTCAGGTTACTGCAATTAGCACCGCTGCGGATATTGCAAACATATCCGTCTCCGTCTTCCGTTGAGGTGTCTCCATGACAAAAATCATCTATCCAAACGAAACCGGCGGCATCTCTGTCGTCATTCCCACGGGTGAGCTGAGCATCGAAGAAGTTGCTCAAAAAGATGTCCCTGCTGGCGTCCCTTACCTGTTTATTCCTGCTGACAGTGTGCCATCTGACCGCACCTTCCGTAACGCTTGGGAGGCTGACTTCAGCAACCCTGACGGTTACGGCATCGGTGCCGACGCTTACTTCGCCGCCAAGGAGGCAGCCCAATGATTACCATCAACCTGGATAAAGCTAAAGCCATTGGCCACGACAAGCGTCGCGCCATGCGGGCAGAGGAGTTCAAGCCTTACGACGAGGTGATCATGAAACAGATTCCTGGTGGAGATGCCGCTGAGGCGGAGGCCAAGCGCCAAGAAATCCGGGATAAATACGCGGCCATCCAAAGCGACATTGATGCAGCACAAAGCCCTGACGAGATCAAGGCTGCGCTCGGGCTTGATTAGTCCTACTCACTAACCATCGATGACCAACTGGCTCTGGCGATCAATTGTCGGGACCGCTGCAGCCATCATGGTTGTATCAACTTTCCAGTGGGCAGCCTGTAGATTTTACGTGCTGCCTACAATCTGGCCTTGGTACGCAAGGTACGTAGGCACTCCAGAAGGCGACAAAATAGATCCGGCTCCAATGGGCTGCACCGACGTCGATTCGCGAACTATTGCTGTAATGATGGGTGTCTTAACGACGTTAATCAGTTTATCTCGCAACGCTGAATAGATCTGCTACTTTAGTGTAAGCAGGTATCAGTATTGTGAAAATTTCGCCCACTGGCATCAAATTAATTAAATCTTTCGAGGGACTAAGCCTCACCAGCTACCTCTGTCCTGTCGGTGTACTTACCATTGGCTACGGTCACACCGGAAACGTGCTTGCTGGAACAAAAATCACCGAGAAAGAAGCCGACGCACTTCTCAAGCAAGATCTCATTAAATTCGAGCAAGCAGTATTAAATTACGTCACCATTGATTTAAATCAAAATCAATTTGATGCACTTGTCTCCTTCTGTTTTAACGTCGGAACCCAGGCTTTTAAGGGTTCAACGTTAGTTAAACGTCTTAATAATGGAGAAAACCCTAATATTGTCGCTGCCGAAGAGCTGCCAAGGTGGAATAAAGGTGACGGAAAAGTCCTTGAGGGCTTGAGCCGCCGCCGTTCCGCAGAGGTTGAATTATTTTGCAGCGAAGCCCCGAAAGTAAAGGTTGGATTAATTGATATAACTTCTAAATTTAATACCTGGCTCAAAAAACGACTCGTTCCTTCCGTCGAGTTAGGTCGTGACGAAAAAGCCAATATTTACAAAGGCAGAACAATTCGAAATTGCTTTGTTATTGATCGTAAGGACAAGCATAGCTACGTAGAAATGGGCTTCGGGCTTGGTAAGTGGTGGATCTACGACGATCACTGGGACGGACTTGTCACTAAGACAACGATCCATCCTTACGCGATTGACGGTGATCTCCGTTATCTCCGTAACTTCCCATACTTTCATCAAAAGGATAACGGCCCTGAAGGCTGGCGCCAGTGTCAGACGAGCAGTATTGCAATGTGTCTGAAGTACTTAGATACGCCCGGTATTAACGACGATACTGACTACTTGAAGATCGTTAATAAGTACGGAGACACCATTTATCGCAACCCTCATTTTAAAGCCTTGGCAGAGTTAGGTGTATCCGCTAAGTTTACTCAAACTGCAGACTCGGATGACGTTAAAAAACAAATTGACTCGGGCCTCCCTGTTGTTGCCGGCATTCTTCATCATGGAACTGTTTCTGACCCTTCTGGTGGCGGCCACTTTGTGGTTATTACTGGTTATGGCCGGGATTATTGGCTAGTCCAAGACCCCTACGGTGAACAGGACCTGGTCAACGGTGGTTGGGCTTCAACCGGTGCCGTCGCCGGTCGCAATGTTCGCTACAGCTTCAAGAACTTAAACCCTCGATTCTTTGTTGGTGGGGGCGGCTCTGGCTGGTGCTGGTACGACTTTAAACGCTTAAAGTGAAGCTGCTTGTATACTTTGGATTCAGATTTAAAGACACATGATCGACTCAATCACTGAACTCGAAAAGGGTCTGCGGGCTCAGCAGGAAAGCTTGGCCAAAGACATTCGCGCCGCTGAGTCCGCGCTCATTACTACAAAAGAGGGGTACCTCAAAGTCCAAGGCGCCCTTGAAATTTTAGATATCCTTAAGAAAAAAATCGAACAGGATGATGCAGCCAGTTTGGCAGCAGTGATGGATTGACATGTTGGGCGAACTGAACCGAGGACGATATCGAGCCCTTGAGCTGATCGCTGATTATTTGCGTGAACCGTCCCGTGAGTTACGCTTAAACGCCATTGTCTGCAATGTTTCCGACGAGGACCTCCGTTGGGTTTCGGATCGGATGCATCACTTCACTCTCCGCCTTCTCGAGGATGCTGACTATGATCCGGCCGAGGATGAGGAGGAAGCCTTCCTTCGAAACATTGGTCTGACCGACTGATGTTGCAGATCGGTGTGTAGCTGATACATTGCAACAAAATTAACGGCATCGGTGTCTAATAGCCATACGCGACAGTGTAAAAGCTGTTTAGAGACCTTCGACATCAAGAATTTCGCCAATGCTGGAGTGAAGGGAGGGAAGGCGTATTACCGCCATATTTGTCGCACCTGTCACGGAAAGAACGTTAATGAGAGGCGGCTGGTTATTCGCGCCATCTTTGTTGAGTGGAAGAAAACGTTAACCTGCTCCAAGTGCGGCTTTGACGACCACCGCGCCCTCCACTTCCATCACCATGACGGCAATAAAGAAGCCAACATTGCTGACCTGGTCTCAAACGGAGCTGGAATCGATACGATCCAGAAAGAGGCCGCGAAGTGTATCGTTCTATGCGCCAACTGCCACGCAATTGAACACGCCTCATAATCGGAGTGGAAGGATTCAAACCTTCGGCCTGTCGCTCCCAAAGCGACCGCTCTAATCAAGCTGAGCTACACCCCGTGGTAGGAACGGTGGGACTTGAACCCACAAGGTCAAAGACCAACGCATTTTAAGTGCGCAGCGTATCCCGATTCCGCCACGTTCCCTTACCCGGCCACAATAGCTCAAAATGTAGATGTTTGCACTCTACATTTCTGTCATGGGTTCGTGACAATCCATGTTCAACTGCGAAGATGATCTCCTGGTCAATCTCGTTGTTTTAACTCCGAAACTTGCGCGTCGCAAATTTAGGCAGCACATCTTTGAAGCCTGGGGATGGCGCTGTGCTTATTGCGATAAACAACTCAGTGAACATACTGCCACAATCGATCACATTATCCCTAAACACAAGGGCGGTCAAAATGTTCGCTGGAACATGGCTGCAGCCTGTTCAAACTGCAATCGATCCAAAGCCAGTACGTTAGTCAACGTTTGGTTTACTCCAGATTTACCAATCTATTGCGAGAAAAGACTTGATAAACTAAATAAATGGATGGAGCAAAAACCTTGTTCCATCAAGCTCCCATCGACGGAACAGGCGGTTCCTTACATCTCCAATGATTTCTACATCGGCTGGGTCGCGACCTAACGGCAAAGAGTTTCTGGATGGCTACGTAGAAAAAGCCATTCAGGAGCTTCAGCGGGCGCGAATCCCTTCAGGTTTCCAGCGCTTGGCGCAAGGAGAAGAGGCAACTGATATTAAAACTAAAGCGATGAATCGAGAGATTATCGTTTGATCATGTCTGACCGAGCGAAGGCCAAGCGGCTGGCTGTTGAACGGCTGAAATGTAACAAGCCCGTACGAACACCAGATCATCCGACAAAATCACACGTTGTTCGAGCGTGTGGTGATGATGTACCTGGAGGAGAAAAGATAATTAGATTCGGTGAACAAGGAGCTGAAACGGCTGGTAAACCTAAAGAAGGTGAATCGGAAAGAATGAAGAAAAAACGTGCTAGTTTTAAAGCTAGGCACGCAAAAAATATCGCAAAAGGTAAAGGCTCAGCCGCATATTGGGCCGACAAAGTTAAGTGGTAAAACCCATGGCAAAACCCCAAACAAACAAGACAAGCGCCTGCTACTCCCACCTGGTTCAGTGCCTGCGTGATTCGATGCACCTGTATCAGCAAACCCTGCTTGTCCATTGGGGTTTGATGGGTAGCAAGTTTTACCAAATCCATACGCTGACTCAAATGATTTACGAAGAGATGCAGGAAGCTCTCGACGTAATCGCGGAACATATCCGCTCTCTGGACATTGCGACGCCCAAGACCGTCGAAGACCTGACCTATTCCAACCTCCCCTCCGTCCCTCTGGAAGACTGCTTCAAGCAAGAGGTGATCATCAGCCAGTTGGCAGCCAATCAAAACGCACTGGCTGACCGCTTCCAGGATTTAGCAGCCATGGCTGAGACCCTTGGCGATCAACTGACGCTTGACTTAGCTGTTGAGCGTGGGCGGGTCCACAAGAAGTTCCAGTGGCTTCTCAAAGCCAACCTGGACGCCTAGAATAAGCAAAATTGGTTTAGCCCATGGGTTTCTTTGAGGGTTACCAGCAGACGCTGGTACAGAACTTTCCTGAGCTTACAGCCCCCGGTTTGACCGATACAATCGACGTATTGGTGGCCAATTACCTGTCGACCCGCAACTACACGCTGAGTGCGACCGTAACCAACATCAACACCTCTGTTGTGGTACGCCTTGATGGCAGCATTGATGGTATTAATTATGGTCCGCTAATCTCAAACACAATTATTGAGAACGGAACTTATCTCTATTACGTTAACGGATTTCCGGTTGGTCATTTACGCGCTAATTTTTATCACGAAACCGGCGGCACTGATGCCGTCGTTAAATTTAGTATTGCAGCCAACTAAATCAAGCTCCAGCTGCGGAACCACTTAGTAATTACATATTTGTTTCCACTGAGGGGCGGGCACGCCTCATGCATAGTTTTTAGATTGGGTAGTCCATTTTTATAGAGATTATTCCAGACGACCAGCATTCCCTGTTTGGGCTTTACATGAAGATTTAGGTGCTTGAAATACGTTTCACCACCCTCTTCAACATCATTGAGATAGACCATAGTGGTCCAAGTTCGCTGCCCCATCCATTCGCAGTAAATTTTGTATTCCTTTGTGGTGGGCATGAAGAAGTCCCAGTGCTCTTTATAGTATTGACCAGGCTCATATTTTTGTGCTTGCATAATCTCACCGAGAAAACTATAGAGCCCTAAAGTGTCTACAATTCTCCTGTCTAGCTCCAGGTAAAGAGGGTCGTCAAAGTAGTGCAGGTCTGAGGTTTGGCTAGTTCTGTAGTCTGAAACCAAGCATGAATCTGCGTCATCGGAGACAGTTGAAGGTCTCAAGCGAGTATCAATGAGCCTTATCAAGGCCTCACATTCATCTTTGGTTAAAATGTTGTCGTAAGTATAAATTTGAGTAAACGGATAAAAGATCCGATTCCCCGTTTTGGTGATCTTGGCGCCGTGAAAATCTTTGTAATTAATATTGGACGGCCGGCTTCTAAATGAGCACAGGTGGATGACCTGATCAATTTCGCCATCCCCCAGTCCATGGCGCTCCCTCATGGTCCTAATCAGTTGCGTCCTACTCACGCCACCAACCGCTGATTTCATAAATTCCGCGACGAGTTGGTTGCTGATCATTGGTCGGTTTGTCGTCTGTACAATGTATTAGTTAAGCCATTGTTTTTCAAGTGGAAGTTGTTATCTTAACTTTTGGCTTGGTTTTTGGAAGCATCTACAGCTTAACGACGGTTATTTTGGGACAAGAGATCGAGAGCCATGAATCCAACTCCCCACGAACACTTAAAAAATTACGTCACCGAGCATTTGGCAGAGCTGGTTCCGGCCGTTTTTGAGGAGGGTGTTGACCTGCCGTCATTTACGACGGATCAACGCACCAAACCCCTGGATGAACCCCCGTACCGCGTGTGATTGACGATTAATTCAGCGCTGTTAGGATATCTGTAAGGTTTAGATCACCCATGGATGCCGTAGATCTTCCGATGGACGTGGAGTTTTCAATCCACGCTGCCGCCCTAGCCATTCAAAACCTGGACCGGGACGAATTGGAAGAGGCTTTCATCGAGATGCTCCACCAGAAAGCCCTGGACCGTCAAATGTTCCTGGGCATCTTGAAAGACCACGGCATCGACGCCGATATCAATTTCAACTACTCCACGCTCGGACAGATTTCCTAACCACCATGGCCACCCGCACGATCAAAGGTACCCTCGACACGTTCCAGGTTGACAGCGGTTCCGACGTCACCTATCTGGGCAACACCTCTGCCGGTTCCACTGGTGGTCTGAACATCCGTGGATTCCGGGTGAACCCTGGCACCACTGGTGACATCATCGTCAAACTGGACACGACCAGCGGTGTTAACACCATGGAGATCTTCCAAGAGGACGCGTACACCGCTGGTAATGCTCCGACTGGCTACACCAAGTACAGCAATATTGCGAAGAACGGTTCTGGTAAGGGCGCTGTGGCCGTGACCGTGACCAACGCTGCCAAAGACTACGTGGTGCTGCTAACTTTGGATGGCTATTCTGAAGTTTCCTACACTGGCAGCGTCGTCGTCCCTTAAGAATACTGAAGATTGGAGTGAGTACCCGCTGCTCACTCCGAAAGGAGTTGAACTAATTAAACGCCACACGCAGCCCCGTACCAATTTAGGTATGGGGCGTTTTGGTTCATACAAAGAATACGGAGAGGACATCTGGCGCATTGGATACGGTAGCAAGAAAATAAACAAGCACTGGGTTGGATACCACGAAGTCGCGACTCAAAAGCAGATTGAAGAGCAGCTAATCGAGGATCTAAAAGAATTTACCAAACAGATCGAACCGTATATTTTTGTGCCTCTAAACAAGAACCGAAAGGCGGCCATCCTGTCATTTGCCCACAACCTAGGGGTGACGGGCTTCAAGGAATCACGTCTGCTGAGGCTGATCAACTCTCACGCCAGCAAAAAAGACATCATCCGTGAGTGGAGCCCATACATCAATGGAATGTGGCGTTCTGGTGGTGAATCGATTATCAACCGAAGGCGAGCAGAGCTGGATACGTTTTTAGCTCCAGACAAGGAGATCCCTACCTTTACAGAACACAATTGCAAACTCAAAGTTTGCCTGTTGAACCTACCCGAGACTTACACGGGAGTCCATAATCAGATCAAGGCGATTGAGTATCTGGAAGGAAAGATACTGAGCTGGGATCCGTCTGGACATGCTCTGAAGCACTTTTTCCGTCTTTGGAATGAGAAACCCACCGGTCTAGGATCTCCGCCGCGTCCGGGGATAGATACTTGATCTGATCTAGCGCGTCGATCAACTGGAGCTCCAGCGAGTAGTTATCTATAAATTCGTCGTATTGCATTCGACTTCTGTTGTTGATTCTCGTTTCAGGGCGATCTTAAGGAGCACTAAGTAGCCCATAAGATCCATTATCACGTCTTCGTCATTAGCGAGAAGACCAGCCCCGGACTTTATTCTGCTTAGTTTATCATCAATCCGAACAAGGATCTGCTCGACAGCATTTGCCTTACTAAAGATTCGTGATGGATTTAAAGCCGAATCACCATATTTCTTATTCTTCTCAATTAGAAGCTCTTTCACCTCGTCACAGATTACCGCGATGTGGGCTTGCGTGTTGAAGAACTGAGTCATGTTCAGGGCTGTCAGAATACCTACATGAAACCACAGTTTAGCCAAACTTACGATGTTGATGCCCGCTACACGGCTGGCAAAGGAGCACTCGATAATTCAGCCGGTAAAGCATTTTTAAATAGCTACATCAGCCGAATGCGCGAGGAGCAAAAGCCTGGTTATGGTTCTGATCTTGGGAATGAAGATAAATTTATTGTGAACGGACCAGGCAGTGCTAGCTATAGCTTCCGTAACGCCTTCCGAGCTACACAATAATTCGACCAAGATTCGAAAAAATAGTTCTAAATTTTTCGACAGGGTCTAAATCAAATGTAAGGGGAGGTAGGTAAATAAAATACCCCCAGTGAATTGGTGTATCCAGACGGTAAAACCTGGCGCCATGGATCAAGTTGGCCCGATCCGTAGGAATACACATCGGTAGATCCCAAATTTCCGGGCAAACCCTCATCATTTCCGGATAAATCGTGAAGAACAAAGCCTCGGGGATATTGCGCAGCTTCCACTCTTTATAAAGGCGTCGGAACCAGATCACGGACGGGGCTTTGGCGCCGTGACCAGCCTTCAGGCTCCACCGCCAGGTCCCACGCTCCTTATTAAAAGAGCAGCGCCCGTAGGTTGGTGGGAACAGGTAGGTGACTCCCTTCCATGGCTCCTCGATATTGAGCCCATCATCATCCAGCGTATAGATCCGCTTTGCTCTGATGAACTCGCTATTGGCCCGATGGGTCGAGCAGGGATCTAAATCGATATCACCCAGCAGGGCATCAATATAAGGTACGTATTCAACTGGAGTCACCCAATCGTCACGGATATGACGAATTCGGCTGAAGTACTTTTCGCGTACTAAAAACCGCTGCTGAGGTGTATTCACATCCGAAGAAACGAATTGTCCGGGTTTTCGTGTTTATAGTGAATTAGTGACATTTGGTCCTTGTCCTGGATGATAAACAAGGATTCCTTACTGGGATCAACTGTTTCTGCTCGGACAATAGCCTTCTTCATCACGTCTGCAGGCCCCTCCATATCTCGACTATTGAAGTCATTAAGTGCGTTCATTAACGCTTCAAGGGGCAGATAAAACATCGAATCTTTGGGATCCTCAGCATCCGGAATATAAATTACTGCGCCAGGACCTTGTAAAGCGTAAAATTTGGAAAAAAATTCACACATGTCGATGCAAATTCGTTCCACCACAAGCTTCATCATGGTTTGCTCAGTTTCATTGGGTGCAGACAACATGAGCCTGCTAATCATCTTGTTACGGCGTTCAGTCATGGTTTTCTCCGGTTGTTTAAGTTTACTGCGCTTGTTGTGATTCGCTTGGTTGGGTTTCCTGACTCTTTTTTACGAGATGTCCCAATCCAGAGCGCTTGAGAGTCTCCAATAACTTGGGTAGTGGTTTGTATAAAACCACAGCTTTCTGCATATTACCAATTTTTTTAATCAGTTTCCCGTGCTCATCCCGTAGCTTCGTCAGTTCCCCCTGGCGGATAAGATATTCGGCTACGCAACGATACCTCCGTTTCTCAGCCAAGCCAATGTCCGGGTAGCGGTCGCAGATGGTGCTGGTTTTCATATCGCTGAACGTCAGTCGGATTTGATCAGCCAGCGACAGGCCCATCATCAGGTCCGTTGTACTGGTTTCATAACTGGAGACGAGCTCAAGGTACCGCCGAAGATCCAGTGTTTCAAAGCTACCGGAGGGTGGTAGAAAGATCTCAACCTGTTCCGCCAGGGAATTAACCAGCTTGTCTTTATAATTGTCGACAGTCACCTCATTGATGTCCAGAGAAGCGAACCGGTAGCTCTGGTAGGTATTCCCAGCGTCTGCGTCTAGCTCAAATTCAGTTTTGTCAAGAATGTCGAGCCAGTCTTCGACCCTGTTCTCCGTCATTGATTAGGCTGCCTTTCGCAAAGTGTAGCTAATTTTTGATGCTTGTCCCACTGCCTCATGTGATCCAGAATCAGCACATACTCGCAGTAAGCGCGTTCTTCTTCCATGTGTTCTTCGAACGTGGTGACCTGACGCCACCGTGGTCCGTATATCTTGGTAAGATGCTCTATGCACTTCTCTTTAGAGCCGCCGAAATTGGTAGCCTCCCAAAGGGCCTTAGCCATTAAACGCTGTTGGGAGGTCATCAGTTGGTATTTGAGCGCTTTAGTGGACACACTGGCTAAGAACTCGCTAAACTCTTCGATATAGGGATATTTTTGACCATGAAGCGTACTCTTACGTATGCCGAACTTTTCTTGATTCTCATTCTCGGACCCCTGGGTTGGATCGGAGCTCAACATTTGTACGGGTTTGTCACGGATAGAATCAGTGTAGAAGTAAAATTTAAGTAAGACAATGGGTGGTAGCAGGCCTTCTCCTCCAAGTGTGATCATGCCATCACCGACGGCACCGACCACGTATCAATCGACGACCCCACTGGAGAGCTACCAAGATCTTGCCGGTCAGTTGCGCAGTATTCAAGAAGAGACCGGAAAGATCGCAGAGCAGCGGTATCAAGAGGTTGGTACACCTGCTGAACTTGGTGCTCGCCAGGCTGCCCGCCGTCAACTTGAAGCTGCTTCTTATTTAGCGACTGTCCCTCTTGGTGATAAATACGTCGAAGAATCGACCGGTAGGAAAGATCAGTTTGAGCCGCTGAAAAAAGCTGCTGAGCAGCAACTGAGCGAAGCACAAAAAGAATACGCTGAAGCCCTTAAGAAAATCGGTGAAAGACCGACTCCGACGATTGATGAAACTCCGTCTTGGGCTCAGCGGACCATTACCAATGTGAGCTGATACGCTCCAGAAAATAAATTACTGAAGCGGCTCCGGTTCGGCGTCTCCGACGTATTCAACCGGGAGAGGAAAGGGGTCGATTTGTGGTTCCTCTACCCATTCCTGGTAGGTATCACGTAGAACATCAAATTCATCGTGAGGCATCAGGATGCAATCACCCTGATCAGATTGAATTCGGTAATACTGTTTGTTGTCTCCAACGTCATCCATGATGTTGTCAAAATCATCCATCAATTGCTGTAGGGTGATGACTTTCATGGTTATTTAAACGGTATCAATAGGTTAGCAGCTAACTTATTAGGCTGCAAGGGAGCCGAAATCGATAACCTCCTCTACGCCTTCCGTCACAAGGTCAAAATTCAATGCGTCTTCAACTGCTTCTGCAACAAATCGCCAGTCGGTAATTGAGACGCCGACGGTGATGGAGTAGGTTGTTTCTAAATAACGAATATCATTTGTGATCAGGAACATGTAGTCCCCTGGATCTAATTTGGTGCTAGGGTAATCGCCGTTTGTTGTCTCATATTCGTCGTCATCGACTCCAGTGGAACTAAACACGTACCCACTGTCGTTAATCGGCAACTCAACCCGCTTGGTACCTTCTTCAACCCTGTAAAAAGCTAATAAGGTGTTGCGATTTGTGTTTTCGGTATATGCAAACTGGCTAAAATTTTGTACAAATTGGATGGACCTGGGGCGAGTTAATTTGATCCGATAAAACGTACTTTGACGGCGAGATAAACCACCGTGAGTATTGCTTATCGTGATCGATTTGAATACACTTGAAAAATCCCCCAGATCGATAGGGTTATTAACGCTATCTCCAGGAGTTGCAGGCAGCGGATCACTTCCAAAGTATGAAGTGGGACCGTATGAAGTAGGACCAGTACCGCCAACAGGGTAGCTTTCAACGGTACCAAGATTGTAGTAGCCTAGGTTTGATGGAATTGTAGTTAAAAATCTCGCCACGTCAACTCAGTAGACTGTAAAGATTAGTCTACTAAACCGCTATACAGCCCATTGGTGCGCCCAGATGCTTGGTATTTTTCCTCGATCAGGATTGCCCGCTGAGGATAATACCCTTCCATTTCAATGGTTTCGACCGTCTCATAGCTGAGTCGCTTTTCCAGGCAACGCAGCTCAAGGAGTGCTTCTTCAAACGTATCGTAGAAAGGCGTGTAGTGGTTGTCACTTCCGAGCTTCACACAACCATAATAGGACCGCTCAGGAAGATGGTAATTTGTTGGGAGGACTTGACTGTTTTTCTGACAGATTTTTTCGATAGGACTCGAAGATGTTTCCATGGGTCAGCTTTATTTCCCCCATACTAGCGGGTTCAGCTAGATCCTTAATCTCACGAATGTGTAAATGTTTTGGGTTACAACAAAACTTTTCGCACTCTGGGCGAGCAAAAACCCTGTACTTCCCGGTATAGCCACGACTTAACCAAAAGGCCACCCTGGATGCGGAATGAACTTTTCCTGAGTGAAATGGACTTGGGAAGTAAGCGGTCGATTCGGTACCGTCCTTCCGACTGGCGCCGAGCCAAGGCCAGCACTCGTCTTCACCACGAATATCGACCTGTTCCCAAAATCGCTTGACGTTCCAGTACCAATTCATGTCGAAGTTGGTGACATCGACAGAGCAGCGACCGTTTTTAATCTCTTCCATGCAGTCCAGACATTCTCCCATGAGTCCAAAGTTGCCTTTGTGACCGGGGAGGCCTTTGCGGTGCCAGGGACATTCGAGGGATTCGGACACTTGAATTGCCAGGTTGAATTCCTTTGATTCTTCAGGGTAGCGAGCTGTCAATTGCTTGCAAATTTCATGAGTGAGCTCCCACATCAGCTCGGCCGGCACCTCCTCTTTAATCTCATTTAGATTCTCATAAGTCTCACCCGCACAGATTCGCCTCGCCGTGTGATACGGCACCTTGTATTGACGCGATAGATCCAATACCCGCTTCCCTTCCTGCCGCCCCCGCCGCAACTTCTCGATCAAATCCACAGACAGGCTGTTCTTTGTCCGCGCCTTCTGCTTCTCCAACATCACCTGGCTCCTGGTCCCCCAGAAGTAGTGCAATGGGTTAAGGCAGTGAGGGGACTGACAGATGGATCGACGGACAGCCACCTCTCCATCCCCCTGGAAGCGCCCAGACAGAGCCAAGATCAACGGTCTGGCATCGACACCGCGATAGAAGAGGCTGCCTGGATGGGCCGTATTGAAGCCATCGAAAGCGATGTGGCTAGTCCGGTCCAGCTGCCAACACTTGTCCTCTCCATACAGCTTGAGACCAACTTGAAACGCTCTGACAAAAGCAATCTGGTCTGACGGAAGGAGGCTCAGATCAGCGAAGAGGGTTTCGATGTCCATGAGGGGATCGAACGGTTTTAGAAGATTACGCTAACATCCAAGTGCTGTCAAGGGAATTGATGTACGACCAATCACAACCGGTTTACCCGCCTTTTAATAACTTTCTTATGAGTTTGGGTTACTAAATGGGTGTATATTTTATGTACTACCAATTACTAACCCAAACTTACAAGGGATTAATGTCTAGCGGCTACCACCGGTCTTGATTGGTTGTCCATTCACAACCCAGCTCTCGCAACGGATCTCAACCCTTAATCCCGATTTAGCTTCAATCCCCTCACTCATTCTCAATGAGACTCATACTGATTCCGGTTTAATCGCGTACAACTCCTCGAACTGCTCGGCGTAAACGAAGGCGACGTGGATCGGTTCTACGTAGCGGCAGAGGGACCCGCCTGCTGTACAGACCCGATGCACCTGGTTCCCGTGGCTATCGATTCCTAATTCAATCGTCGTACCTTTCGGAAACGTTTGAATAACTTCCATTGCTCTATTTAGCTCTATTAATATTGTAAGAAAGGAATGTTGTAATTAAGTGGCTCCTAAATACGTCCCTCAAACCGGGCTTGAATATGGATTAAGCGTTTTAGGTGCTCGTCCAGATCCAACTCAACAAAGTGGTTTTCAGTACGGGTTGTCACAGCTGCGTAGAGCCGCTGGAGCCACCGGTGCCCCGAAAACTGGATTGCAGTATGGGATGCAGCAATTAGGTCAATTATTTTCCCGAATTGGTCGTCCTGCTGCCGCTGGAACCTTGGGTCCTAATCCTCTTCAAGGGGATCTGACCGGTCGTTACTCACCTGGGTTTATGCAGTCGCAAATCGCAGCAGCCGACATCGGTGGTGATGGTCGCAGCGATGAAGCGCGTGCCCTTGCTTCCCAATACGCTCCGAAACCATTTGCTTTCACTCCCGAAGGTCAGTTCGAGCGCTACTTCAAGACCCCTGAGATGGATCAGTACTTTGGTACTGCCTCTCGTGGTGCTGCTGCCCCGAAGGACGTCGAAGCGATGAAGGCGTTAGCGGGACAAACCGCAGCACCTGGTAAGACCCCTGAAGAGCTGTCCGCTTTCTACCGCGCTGAGAGCGCCATGGGTCGTGCCCAGATGCCGCAGATCCAGCAAGCCCTTGGTTATAAGGAGGGTTCTGATCTGGCCAAGTGGGCTGAAGCTAACCCGATGCTTGCCCAGCGTCTCTACGCAAAGGAAATGGGTAAGCGGGAAGCTGCAGGTCAAGCCACCCCTGGTGTTACCTATGCAGGTGCGGCACCTCAGCCCCCTGGAGACGAGAGTTTCTCCGTGGCTGCTAATTCTGTTCCCGCTCCTTGGACTACGCAGGGCAACAAGGTGTCCGGTGTATTTGCTGGTGTTATGCCTTTCCAGTTTGCCAAGACTACCGGCGAAGGTATGCCTTCGCTTCCGACCACTCTCAATCAGCGGGCCGAGGAACTGATCAGCACCGTCAAACGTGATCGCGGGATGTTCTGATCATGATGATGGACAATGACTTCCCGATGATTTCTAAGGAGACTTCGAATCCTCGGAGCCCTTACGATGTTTACAAAGCACCAGACTGGGCAAAGCCGAAGTATCCACAGCAGCCGCAGGAACCTGAACAAGAGGGTCCGGTGAAGAATGCTGCTGGTCTTGGTTACCTCCAGGAATTCATTGCTGGGGTGAACCGTTATCAGCAAGCTGGTACTGACGTCCCCGATTTTGGTATGCAGACGAATTACGCGCAGCAGGCAGGTGGTCCGTTAGTTGCCCAGGGCATCCCTGTTGGCCAGGATCCCAACCTACCGATGGATCAGGATCAGTTCCAGGATTGGGTTCGTGGTCAGATGGATAAACGGAACCATCAGTACATCCCGTCTTCCCCTGCAATGCAGGATAGAATGCGTAGGATACGGGAACGTTACGGGTTCGTGTAACAATGCCTACACAGTTGATTCGCAAACATCTCGAGGAATTTGCTCGTTGGTTGCGTAATCTACCTGAATATGATGATTTTGAATATGGTACCGAACCAATCAGAGGGGATAAAACGTGGGCAAAAAAATCGTGCGGTCAGTGTGAGTCTTGCTCTTGTAAAATGAGTGATAAGAGCAAGTAGAAAGGCATTTAAATGTCTCAGACGAAGGCACAATTAGTTTCTGGTTTAAATCTCAACCCTTCTGCACCCGCAACGGCGTTGCAGATTGATGCAAGTGGAAATATTAATTTAGACAGCAATACGCTCTACGTTGATGCTGCCAATAACAGGGTAGGTCTGGGGACTAGTAGCCCTGGATCTCGGTTAACGGTTAACAGAGTCAACTTTGCAAACGCCAGCGCTACTGGCTCCACAACGCTAAACAATGCTGGAATCACAGTTGAAGCAGCTACGGATACCAATAATCGTTTAATGTTTGGTATTGGCTCCACCGGTGGCTCACCGTGGATTCAAGCACAAAACACTTCAAGCAACGCCACCCAATCCTTAATTCTTAATCCTGTCGGAGGCAACGTAGGGATTGGCACTACTAGTCCTGCTGATGGATTGGGCTACGGCACGGCTTTAGATATTCGAGGTAGCGGAACTGGCAATGGTGGCGTTGTCTATCTTCGTAACTCGGATGCGTCTGTAACCGGATTTGTTGCTGCTTTTGGCGATGGTCGGATGGATTTAGGTACCAGCACAAATCATCCGCTTAAGTTCATTACAAATAGCAACGAAAGAGCACGAATCGACACGTCGGGACGCCTGTTAGTTGGCACGTCTACGAGTCCTAGTAGCGGCTTTGGTCAATATGCAAAACTCGTAGTTCAAGGTCAGCCTGCTGATGCAACAGCTGGCGGTAACTTTTCAATTCAAAGAGGAGAAGCTGCTGCTGGCGGCAACATCACCTCTGGAGAAGGAATTGGAAACATTAGCTGGAATGACAATGCTGGAAATACGTTTGGTTTAATCGGTTGCGAG